ACTAACTCGCTGGCCTGGCCGGGGAGGACCCGCGACGCTACGGCTTGGTTTCCCTCGAGGCTTGGATCTGGAAGTCGAGCAACGCGGCGGATACTGCGATCCCTAGAGTTGTGACGTAGGCACCGCTCGCCACGTTCTGCACCTCGATGATGCCGCCCGCCGTGGTGTCCACTGCGTAGCACGTGCCAACTACTAGGGTCGCCCCAAGGTTGACTAGGCTTTCGCCGGGTGACGTGCCGGGCTCGGCTACTATTACGTAGCCGTCGGCACTGGAGGCCGTCATTGCAATATATTCGGTTTCGGCTTGTGTCACTGTGCCGTTGGCGATGCACCGATAATATTTGCTGTCGGTCGTGTCGAGGTATAGCGGCTGCCCCTGGTCGACGGCTTCGCCGACTTGTACGGGTGTAGCTTTGACTTTGCAGGTCGATGACCCGACGCCGACGTCGGCTAGTGTGACTGTTAGAGTTGGCATCGTTTATTCTTTCTACGGTGGTGGTGCCGGTATTGTGCCGTCTGGCTGGCGTTCGCTCACGATCGGGTAATACGACGACTGTTGTTTCATGCAATACCCCTCATCACCGGTTAGTAGCTGGTCGAATAATCCGTCGGGGTCCTGGACGCGTGCATTGCCGACGAACACCCCGCCCATTGTTCGGATTGCTGCATCGGCTACCACCAGCGGTCCGCCTGATCCTGGCGGAAATGCCATATCCTCGTTCAGCTTGAAACGGAATAGACGATCGGCGTCGGTGTTTTGCTTGATCACGCCGAACCCGTAGCCGTCGTTGGCCCAACGCACGACCAGCATTTCGGCGTTGGTTCCGTCCTCTTTTGTGAACCTTCCGTCTGATTGTAGTTTGGCTCGATCGACATTTAGGCTGGCATCGCCGCGAAAAATGGTCGGGCCGTAAATGCACGCCAGGCCGACGCCGTCCTCGCGTATCGGCTCTTGTGCGACTGCAATAACGCCGCCGCTGTTTTCAAAATCGCTCGAGCCATTTAGCAACACGGCTTGCGGGTCGGAATCCTGGTCGAAGTCAAGGAAGTTCCCTTTGGGTCGAACATACGTGCCGTAAAACCGCTTCAGCAACGGGCCGGCGTTGTGTATCCAAACTAGGCAGGATGACGGGCCGAGCCCTCGAGGTACTTGTGCCGATAGTGACGGGCCGCCGTTGCGAAACGCTCGGCCAGCATCCAACATCGCGTTGAATTCCTCGGCCGCGATCGGGTGAACCGAGTCGCCTGGTTTGACGTGTTCAAATGCCATTTTAGCTACCGATTCCGAACCCCGCGTAGTTTGTGTACCGCATCATTTGGTGAACCGTGTAGGCGTACGGCTCGCGGACTAGTAGCCCGTTGAAGTCGTCGGCTTTTGGCCGATAGTGTAGCTCGAGATAGTCCCAACCGCGTTTCGTAATGCCGGTTAGATCGCCGATTGACAGATTTGACACGTTGGGCGACATAGCCCACTGGAACCGCAACCGCCATTGATCGGTGCCACGTACCGAACCCGAAACGCCGGTCGATAATAGCGTGCCCGCTGGGTGGCCTCGAAAAGTGCCATTGTTGACCGTGCCGACCAGGCCGCCAAGCGTGATTTTGTAGGCTTGCGATATGGCCGCCTGCGAGAAGTAATGCGTTTCGGAAAACGTGTAATTCGGTTGCGGAATGTCGACGCCGTCGACCCGATCCGCGTTGACGTTCACCAGGCCCTTGTTGTCGGGCGCTGTTGCACCTTTGACGGCACCGCTCGAGACTTTTGCGAGTGCGTACAACGCTCGCACGTTTTGCACGCTGACCTCAAACGTGAACTCGCCGTTCTGGCCTGGGCTGGCCGGGTCGTTGTTTTCTGGTTTCTTGGTCGCCTTATAACTGCCCGTGACGTCGAACGCGTTATACGCTTTCTGCCTGATCGAGATAACGTTTAGAAAGTAGCCGACGTACGTGGTCGGCAATGCAGCAATGGCCGCCGCTTCGACGTCGAACACGCTTTCTGTATCGGGGTCGAAGAAAACGACGCCGCGATATTTCGCCGACCCGTTTTCACCTACCGACCAGGTAGGATAATTCCAGCTTGCCTCAAATGTTGCCACGTGTTTCGCTTAATCTTCGGCGGTGTCCGGGTCGGGTGTCGGTTCGGCTGGCTGTTGCTCGGCTGCGGCCTGGCGCGCCGCTGCGATCTTGTCGGCAAACGCAACACACGGCCGGGCGACCTCGAGGCCGCCCGCCTTGTTGGCGATGTCGAGCAAGCCAACTAGGGCCCGCGTTTCGGCGTCGTTTAGTTCTAGTTCGATTTTCATACTGTTTTTTTAAGTTTCATCTCAGTGTTGCTTGATCGAGCGATCCGTCTGCCTTGAATGTCAACTCGTACGGTGCCGAGATTTTGGCTAGGTCCACCTCATCGGGCTTACCTGATGCGGTTGCGATTGACATAACCATGACTGCTCGTTGTGAGGCCGCTTCCCAAAACGCCTGGGCTTTCGTGCCCATTGCTTCCAGCATTTCTACACCGCTTGGCTCATCACCTTGCAAAGCTGGGTCGCCATTTTCGTCTTGGTTTCGATACCAGAACTCTTCAACTGAGCTATAGGCAGCTAACCGTTGCTCCTGGAATACTTGATTGGTCTTTTCGATGAAACCATCAGCAAGTTTGGTTGCTCGTGGTGTTGCGTCTGGCGTGATGTCGATTAGTGACATAGGTAGTTTTCCTGTAACTAGGTAAGTTGGACTTTGACAATGGAACCGCCGTCGTTGTACGCTAGGAACACGCTGCCACTGCTAGTGTTCTTGTGAATGCCCCAGTCGCGGGCTGTTGGTAGTTCGGTTGTTGTCGGATCGGCTGCTGCTGACGATGCCCCACGGAAGCGAATTACCTCGCTGCTCGATGTCATCGTGCCTTGGATGACGTTACCGATATTTAGGCCGTCTGTGCCGGATGATATGATGCCAGACCCAATAGCAATTGAGCCAGTTTCCCCGGAGGCTGAAGTATCGGCACCGCTTCCGATGATCGTGCAGTCTGTCATGTTTGGATAGGTATTGCCTGCATTTGCACCGATCAATGTTGCATTAAAGCCTCCGGTCATTTGGATCCCGGCTGCTTTACCTATTGCAACACAGCGATTCGCGTTGCTTGTCAGAAGATGAAGCGCTTGATGTCCCACAGCGACGTTATCATACCCGCTGGTCATTGCCTCAAGTGCTTCATCACCAACCGCTACGTTTCGTATGCCCGTCATGTTGAGACCGGCAAGATTTCCAATCGTGACTGTATCAGCAGACGAAACCGACGAATTGATTGTTACTCCACGTTTTGTTCCGCCTCCTGATCCAGCCTCAGTCCGCAAAATACATTCATTCGTATCCCATGTAATAGCCAGCCGCTCATAATTCGTGCTTGACGTGTATGTGTTATAGATGTTCAGCGTCTGGGCTGTCGTGCCGTTGCGAATAGCTACGGCTCCTGTACCCTTTCCGGTTAAATCCAGATCAATGTTTGTGTCGTCACCGACAGCGGAAATGAGCGGTCCATTCCCTGTTGCCGCATTGGTAATGTTTACATGATTTACGGCAGAACCCGTTTCTGTGAATGCTAGAAGCTCGAGCGTGCCGTCTCCAATCGCGTTACCGTTGACATCGAGTTGCCCGCCGAGCTGCGGCGTCGTATCGTCTACGAGATCATTGAGGCCACCACCACCACCACCGCCGCTTGGCAAATCGTCCCAGTCGATTTTGCGTAGCCCGACGCCCGCCTCGAATAGCAACAGCTTGTCTCCACTAGCAGGTGCGGCTGATCTGTCCGCAACATCCGCTGCCGCTGCCCAGTCGACCTCGTTACCGATGTCGAGATTGCTTATGGTGTTGTTGTCACCGTCGATGGTTTTATTCGTTAGCGTCTGCGAGTCGCTTGTGCCAAGAACGTCGCCCGACAATGCCGCCGCTGCGGCCAGTTTGGCTGAGTAGGCTTGCACGTCGGACCCGATCGCGACGCCGAGATTAGTGCGTGCCGCCGACTTATTTGCGGATAGCAAAAACGCGTCGAGGTCTGCGGAAAGTGTAACGTCTGCCATCGGTTTACGGCCTCAAATATAGGTCAACGCCGCCTGGTCGGCGGTATCGGTCAACGCCGCCAGGTCGTCGGTAGTATGTTGCAACAATTGGCCCGACTGGGCTACTGTCGCCTCGGAATAATAACAACACGGTTAGGCCACCTCGCGAAGCACGACGCCGATTTCGCGGTCGGCGCCTTCGCTCGACCCGCCGACGATACGCAACAACTCGACGCCCGCGAAGACTCGCGGGTCGATCGGTATAAACTGCGACGTTGACACGGTCAACGAAAACGCCCCGCCGCCGTCGACCTGTTGCACGGGCACCCACGTCGTGCCGCCGTCAAAGCTGGCCTCGAACGTAATCGCGGTCGAGGTCAGTGCTGCCGGCGTCACGATGCCGAGCACGCAATCGGCCGACTTTTGCAAGTCTAGCGACTCGCTGGTTGTTTGGCCGCTGGCAATGGTTTGGCTTGTGTATTTTCTCGAGTCGATCATTAGGCAAACGCGGCCCCCTCTTCGGTTTGTTCTGCTATGCGTTCGGTCGCGTCGGCGGTGCGTTTCGCGGCCCTCAATTGTTCGTCGTTTTCGTTCAGTGCTGACAGTTGCTGAGCGATCGTTGACACGTTGAACGTGCCTGCGGATTGTTGCTCGAATTCTGGCGGCTTTGGTGGATTCTTGGCCGCGTTGTAGGCTTTCTCGTAGGCGGCTTGTGCGTCGGAAATTTCCTTGGCGGCCTGGCGACCCTGTTCGGCGGTTTCCCTCGAGGCCGTTGCCGCGTCGGCTTGTGCCTCGACTATTTCGTCGGCTTGTGCGTCGACTGTTTTCTCGGGTTGCTGCTTGTCGCCGAGTTTGGCGGCTTCGTCGCGTAATCGCTTTAGCTCGCTTTCGGCGTCTTCGATTGCATCGTCGAATAAATTACTCACGTTTAACTCGCCAGTCATTGCATCGGCAAGTAGCTTGGCAAAATTGCCGCCGCCTGTTATTGCGGCCTGCATGATGCCCGGAATCGACGAAAATACTTTGTAGGTCTGTTCCAGCAGGTAGACGAAGAAGCCTTCAACAATGTTGTAGAGATTGTGGAAAATCCAATCGAACGCGGTGGCCAACTGGCGGCTGGCTTGGAGCGCTGCGACTTTGAGACCCTGCCAAAGTATTCGCATTGCCAATTGGTATTCGCCCGCCTGCAATGCGTCGCTGACGCCGCCCATTGTCTGGTTGACTGTCTCGAGCAATTCCTCAAATGCGGTCCGGATAAATCCCAGCGCCGACGTGATCAACCCCGACTCGGCTGCGAAGGCGACGAAGGCCGCCGTCAGGCCGATGAACACGGCCGACAGTATGCCGATTGCCGCGACGACGGGCAAAACGACGGGCCACCCTAATGCGCCGATTACTGCGCCGACTGTTCCGATTACGGTCGAGGCCAGGCTGAACACTGTGATCGCTGCCGACACAACCGACGCGAACGCCACGACGGCCACGCCGGTCGCGGCGAGCGTTGCCCCTAAACTCACGACGGCGACGCCCGTGCCCGCAATTGCAATGGCTAGCTGTTTATTTTTCTCGATAAAACCGCCGAATACCTGCGCGGCGGTCGTTAAAGCTGTCGCCGCACCTTTGACGATCGGCAACAATGCCTCGCCAAGTGGTCGAATTGCTGCGACAACGTTGTCCTTCAATGTCGACCACACGCCGAGCAAGGTTTGCGACTGAGCCTCCATGCCGCCCGCGAAGTCGCCGCCCGAAGATGTCATTGACTTAAGCGCTTGCTCGAGGTTGGCAAACCCGACCTCGCCATTGCTCACCATTGACCGTATTTCTTGCTCCGCGACTCCGAATTGCTTGGCAAATTCGGCGGTGACGTTGATACCTCGGCCCTGTAGCCGGTTGATGTCCTCCATGAACAACCGGCCCTGCACGCGTGCTTTGCCGTAAATTTCGGCGAGCTCGCCGAGTGGAATGCCGACGCCGCTGGCCACGTCGCCCAACATACGCAACTCGTCGGTGACGTCGCCCGCTTCGGTGCCGAACGCGAGTAGGCTGGTCGCGGCCGCCGATAGTGTTTCGAATTGAAACGGGGTCGACGCTGCAAATTGCTCGAGCTCCTGCATTATCGCTTTGGCCGCTTCGGTCGAGCCCAACAACGTTTTGAATTTGGTCTCGGCTTTCTCGAGGTTGGCGGCCAACTGCAACGGCCAGGCCATCGCGCCTAGGATACTCGCACCGCCCGCGACCAGGCCGCCGCCAAGTGCCGTCAAACGTGATCCGAACCCGGCCAATTGCGCACGCACTCGCCGCATTGCGGCCTGCAATGGTGCACTGTTTGCGCCGATCTCAACGAAGGCGCGACCGGCTCGGATTCCGCCCGCCGACATTAGCTAGGCTCCCAATAATTGACGATCACAAACAATAGTCGCCAGGCTGCCAGCATTAGCGCCAACAGCCCAACGAGTAGCCCGACATAGTGCAACTCTCGCAACGCGTTACCCTACACCGAGCAACACCTCGGCGGTCGTGTCGGCACTGGCCGCCGCTTTGGCCGCGTAGCCCGCGACCTTGTGGGTCGACGCCGTTGATGTCAATTCGTCGTTGGTATCGTCCCAATAAATTTTCTGGCCTTGTGTGAACGCCTCGCCGCTTTTCTTGGCCAGCTTCCACACGCCGCACGTCTGCAAACTGCCGACGTTGTTGGCTGCAATGGCTAAAGGTGCCACAAATACGCGGTCGGTCACAACCACAACGTCGCCCGCTGCGACGGCCGTGCCCGGTGTGTAGTCGATAAATTCGCCGGTTTGTCGGAATTCTGCCACGGTTTCTAATCCTTCCAGAATTGGTTAAATGCTGCGGCCGCTTCGTCGCCGCGTAGCTTGGTTGGTTGGTTGGTTTCTTCGTCCACGCCCCATACCCTGGCGGCCTGGTCCGTGTTTCGATGTTTCGCGCCGCGCTCGGCGGCTTGTAATTCCCACCACGTTAACGGGCCGACGTCAAGGCCGGTGAAACCCGCTATCCTGGCGACTTCTTCCCAAAATTCTCGAGCACTTCGGATAGGTCGACGCTGTCGAGTTTCTGCATTGCTTCCTCGCTCATTATCGCCGCCAGCTTCCTCGAGCTCTCCAGCATCCGCTTGATTGGCTGGCGTTGTGCTTTTGGGGCAAATTCCGCACACGCGTCGAGTAATGCCGTCGCACCCGCCTCGATCGCATCGCCCGCCATCGCCTCGCCGAATTGTTCGTCGGTGACGCCTCGGGTCGTGGCTTGCGGCTGGCAAATGCAGTAGAGCACGTCGACCAACAACACTGGGTCGCCCGCGATCGCGGCGAGCCCTTCCTCGGTGAGTGCTTTCGCGAGGTCGTAGTCGACCATTTGCCGCACTCGCCGCATTGTGTTGATGTTGACCTCGACGACCCAAGTGCGGCCGCTGCAATCTTGAAAACTGGGCATGGCTACGCGTTACGCTCCCGCTGCTTTGGCGACGTAGTTGGCTCGAATCGACCGCGATGGCTTCAACGTTAAGTCGATCTCGACGGCCGTTGCCAGTTCCTCTTTGCGAGGAAAACCGAGCACCTTAAAGTCGCCGCGCACGCCGACCGCATTCGTGTCGGTCGACTCGCCCGTCAGGATCATCAAGTCGAGCGCCGTGCGTGCGAAGAACGCATCCCATAACAGCGTGCATTGTGTATCGTTGTTTAGCCACTTGAGCATTGCCGAAACGCTAATCTGCAAGAGCGAGGGTTCCATGATCTCGATGCCGCCCGCCGCCCTGGTCGTCACGTCGGCCTCGGCCATCGCCAGGTTAAGCGTAACGTCTTTAATCACGTCGAGCTCGAGCCAATTCGGCGAGGCGATCGTGCCCGACCCGCCCGCGTCGACGTCGTTGTAGTATGCCTTGCAATCTAACCCTAACACCTGCGTCATTTTCTTAGTTCCTTATTAGCGTATGGCATCCCGCCAAAAATTCGGCAGGTCGTTTTGTTTTTGTGCCAGTGCGGGCACCGTGCTCGGCCTGGCCTCGTACCGCACCGACTGCCGCCGACGGCTCGCACCTCGTCCGACGGTTCGCATCGTGCGTTTGCCCTTCTCGAGTGCCTCGGGCGTGTCGCCGCTGGCACCTGGCAATTTCTTCGGCCCGATCACGGCCGTGCCGCGGCGGCCGAACAATTCGCCCGGCTCGACTGCGAACAGTAGAAACCGCTTTAATTGTCCCTGGCGTACGGTTGGCCCCTCGCCTGGCCTGGCCGCTCGTTTGCGTCGTCGCATTCGTCGGCGTGCTGTCGTGCGTATCAACCCCGCGCCTCGAGCCAACGCACGACGCTCACCGCGAGCATAGGCTCGCTCGACGGGTCGCGTGTCGACTGCGATACGTGTTGTATAGGTTGGTTTTAGCAATGTTTACTCGCCAAATTTCTCGTTTTGCTTGGCTTCGCTCGCTGCGATCTGTCGTTGTAGTTCTTCAATAAAACGGTTGGTTTGTTGCTCGAGGTCGACAAGGTGTTGCTGTCTCAATTCTGCAATCTCTTGCCGGTGGCTGGTCCGCTCTGCCGCGAGTAGCTTTTGCAATTCCGCTCGATCGCTTTTGTAGTTTTCATGCTCCTTGGCCCGGTCCTGCCAAAGTGCACGCAACGCGAAAATCAGGGCAATGATCAAACCACCCGTGCCGCCGTACTGCGCTATTTGGAACACGTTTTGCGGGTTCACGCTGACCTCGGCAATCAGCGCCGCCGTTTCGGAGACTCCCGCAAACGTCGCCGCCGCCAAGAATGCAAAATTACTTGTATGCACGCTTTCGAATTCCTTTCTATGGTGGCAACGCTTGGCGCAGCCCGACGGCCGCCGCACGCATCAAGGTCAAATAATTGGCTAGCGTGTCGGTCTCGGCCTGGCCGAGTGCGTCATTGACCGCAATGCGCCAGCGTGTCCAGTCGACTTGTTGGCTCGACCCACTGCGACGCAACAACACCCCGCGTATAACCGCAACCATTGTCGCTTTGGCCGACTGCAACGTCGGGCACCGCCTCGCCTGGCATAGCTGGTCGATGCGATCGGCTTCGGCTTGAATGCTGGCGGCCAGAGATCGGGCCGTCGGTGGGTCGCCGAGCTCGGCCGCTGTTTGGTTGCTGACCCGCCGCACCGTTTCGACTTCATCGCTCGGCGGTGTCGGTGTCGGTTCGTCGGGCTGGTCGGGCTCGCCTGGCTGATCGGGCACCGGGTCGGGTGTCGGGTCGGGCCGGTTGTAATCGCTGACCGTGACCGTCACCCGGTCGAAGTCGATCGCGGCCGACGTGTCGGCGACGATCAATGTGAATTCGTATTTGCCAGGCCGGCCAACTGCAAACGCTAGCTGTTTTGGCGTGCAACTGATCGCCGAAACGCCGTCGGGCGTAATCCAGCGAAACCCATCGCCGATCGAATCCTCGGCCGATAGCACGACCAGGTCGCCACTCTTGGCCGTTGTCGGCCCCTCGATCACGGCCGCGACTTCGGCCAGGCTGGCAACGGGCAACAGTGCAACAAGTGCAACTAGTCTTGCGAGTTTCAACATGTTGGCCCTTTATGCAAATTGCAAATTGTCGTTGACGAGGGCCGTCATTATTTCGGGCATTGTCGGTATGCCGTGCCCGAAACGCTCGTCAAATCCTGGTTGGCCCGCGTCGGTCATGTTGCGTTTGAAAAACGCCCGCACCGCGTCGGCCGCCCTCCACTCTGCTTGGCCCTCGCGTCGCATTAGCTCGACGATCAACGCAAACACGCCCGCCCCGAATGGTGTGGCCATCGAGGTTCCCGACATACTGCGGTAGCCGCTGCCGTTGATTGCAAAACTAACAATGTCTTGCCCTGGGCACGCCCAATCCAATTGCCGCCCGCCGCTGCTAAAATTGGCAATCTGCCCGTCGCGACGATACGCGCCGCAGCAAATGCAGCCCGAATACCTGGCGGGCCAGCCGATCGTGTTGCGGCCGCGATAGCCGGAATTGCCCGCCGCCGCGTTGACAATCACGCCCTGCTCGAATGCGTCGTCGATCGCGGCATTAGTCGGCCCGTAGCTCGACCCGCCGCCGAGACTCATTGATATAACATCGGCCCCGGCTTCGGTTGCCCATCGGATACCGGCCGCGATACCGCTCGAGCTCCCGCTGCCTCGGTCGCTTAATACTTTGCCGACGATCAACTCGGCACCGGGTGCGACCCCGATGCCATTGCGGCCGAGTGCCGTGCCCGCGCAGTGCGTGCCGTGCCCGTTGCGATCGCTGACCGACTCGCCGCGAATAAATGAACGCTCGGCGATCGGCACCGGGCCGTCTGCGTGTTTGGTGTAGCCCGTGTCGAGAATTGCAATCTTGACCGTGCGGCCCGTGACCCGTTGCCAAACGTCTCGCCACTTGCCGGCTGGCAAATGCCACAACGTCGGCGCAGTCTGGTCGACAAACGCACCGACCTCAAGGTCCGGCGGTGTGTAGATCATGGGCTCGAATTGTGGGTCGTTGCTGTGCATTATTTGCCGAGTCGCTCGCTGATTAGCTCGAGTAAAAATTTCACCAGCATCCACCACACGCTGGGCGGGATGGCTTCGGCGTCGGCGGCTTTCATGCTGGGCTGAAAATACGGCTTGAGTCGCTCGACCTGCTCGGCGAGACTGCCCTCGTACGTGTTGAGCGTGATCGCCGGGTCCTCGGGGTCGACCCGCCCGTCGAATTTGGCGAGCACGCTGCCGAGTACCCAAGTCGCTTGAGTGCCGATCTCGATCGCATTTGCCTCGCCGCCGCGTACGGCTTCGAAAATGTCGACCAGGCACTCGAACGGGATCTTGTCGGGAAATTTTGGGGCACAAACCATATCAACTAACCTTTCGCCAAAATGTCTTCAAATAACTGCACCAAAGTCGGTTCTCTCGCAAATACTCTTTGCTGATCACCGGGTCGTGTTCGCATTCGACGCACCGAAACCCCGCAACCGCGATTTGCTGGCCGAGCGTTGCCTCGATCACCAACTCGGCGGCCCGCACGGCCTGGCCGCCTTCGGCATAGTCCCCGTCGCGTGATCGTGGCAACAACACCGCAACGTGTACCTCGAGCAATGTGTCGGGATTGAGTCGGCCGGCTCGGTCGACTTGCTGTGGCTCGTGCCCCATCGGGAACACGTAGCACTGCAACCCGCCGTTCTGTATTTCCTCGCGGTCAAATTCTGGCGACCAGGCCGCGACGGGTGCCGTATCCCATCCGCCGCCAACGGTCGGTAGTGTTGTCATGCTGCCCAACGCGGTTGCGAGTAGGCTGCCGAGTGTTTGGTTGCTGCCGCTCACGCCACGACGCCCGCAACTATTAGTCGACTGTGTATTCGGATCGCCGCGTCGTATTCGTCCGACGGCCGCCAGGCCGGTTCCTGGCCGAGCTCGCAGACTTCATACACGGCCCCGGTCGCGACGATCGTAATACGGTCGCCGCTTTCGGGCTCGATCAATTCGCCCGCGTCCGATAGGTCGGCCCGCCGCACGATAAAATCGCGCACGCTTGAATTGATAAATAACTCTTGATCAATCAATAAATCGCGGTCGGTGGTGCCCAACGTGCCGTTGAGCTCGATCGCGGTTGCTTCGGCCCGACGCAAATACTCGAGCGCTTCGGATAGTTGCGAGTGCCGCTGCTCATGCAACCACTCGATGCCGTCGCGTAGGTAATTTGCCATCGGTTGCCTATGGTTTCAAAATTGGCGACCCGGCCCGCTGGGCATCAATCTCGAGCCAGGCCGCCAGACTGGGAGTGCTTACGCTTCGCCCTTCATCTTGACGCCGCCACGATATTCGACGGCCGCGACGCCGAAGTCGTGATAGCCTCGCATTTGGATTCCCAATTGTTTGAAGTCGGCCTCGGTTTGGTCGACGGTCGGTTGCTGCTGACCGTTAAGGAAAACGGTTTCGATGACCGGCATCGTCTCGGGGTCGGCCAGCAAGTACCACGCGAGGGCACTGTTGCCCGTGTAACTGGCATTGCTCAAATATGGGCTGGTCATTGGCTGATATTTGCCCGCGTGCGGGTTGTTGATCGGCTGTTTACTCGTGCCGCCGTAGACGATTTGCTGCGAACTCATTAGCGTCGTTGCCTGAGCAAACAACGCCGGCGGTGCCAGCAGCATTTGCGGCAGGATGTTCAGCGGTTTGCTGTCGGGGTCGGTCTGGTTGATAAACAACGCCTCGGCCGTCGACAAACTGTCGATCGACAACGCCGTCGCCGCACCGTCTGCGTAGTTGTTGCGGCCCGCCGTGTAGAATGCGGAATTATCCATGAACGCCGTCCAGAAAACGTCCGACAATTTCAACGCCGCACCGCGACCGAGTCGGCGAGGTGCCTGCGTAAATGCGCCAAGGTCGTCGTTAATGATGTCCGTGCGATCAACGCCGAACATCTTGCCGTAAGTCTTGGCCTGGTTGGTGTAGGTTTCCTCGCCGACAGTCGCACTCTTGAGCTCGCCGCCGGGTGCCAGTTCCTCGTAGGTCATATCGCCCGTGAGACTGTACGCGGTGCGTTGCTTAAAGTCGGTCACGCTGCCGACGGCCCCGATCGTGCTGTAGGCTTGCATCGCCATTCCACCCGGTGCCATTAGGTCAGTCACCGACAGAAACGCGACCCGCAATTGCTTGTTGGCAACGTTGCTCAAAATCCCGCTTAGGTCAAACGTGCTTAGGCCCGACGCCTGGACCATCGGAAAAGCCCCTTGCAACATCGCGTTGACGTCGCGACGGCTCGGCCGCTGCCCGTTTTGCTCGGCTGCAAACAACAACACGTCCTGCAACGATAGCCCGTGTTTGAGCGTGCTGTGTTTGTCCATCGCGTTAAGCGATCGCTCGTTGTAGTTGTCCTCGAGCACACCGGCCGACCACCCGGCTGACTTCAGAATCGACGCCTCGACCGCTTCGGCTAGCACTTCGCCCTCGAGCTCGTTGCGGCTGCGGCCTGGCCCGATGCGGCCCGCTGGTCGGCTGGCCTTGCGTAGCACGTCGAGCTCGAAACGCTCAACCGTGTGCTTTTCGTCGATCGCGGTTTGCATCATCGCCTCGATGGTGTCAAGGTCGTGGCCGGCGTCGATTAACTTGATCGCGGTCGCTTCGATGTTCGCGCGGCGTTCACGTTCGGCTTTGATGCCGTCGAGGTTGCTGTTGCTCGACCCGCCGCCCGTGTATTTGTAGCGGTCGTCGCCGTCGCCATCCTCGGCCGCGATCGCGACGTGTGTGCCGTCGGCATCGGCTCCAATGGTGCACACGGTCAACTCGGCCAGTCGCGACTTGCGGGCGACGTAGGCTGGCCCGGTAAACTCGCGGCCGTTCACTTCGACCGTTGCCCCGGCTTTGACGCGTTGCATTTCCTTCGGCCGCACGCCAACGCTCGATTGCCATTCGAACCCGTCGGCGGCTAGTTCCTCGATTTCCTTGCGGTCGTCGCTGCGGCCGACCAGCTTGCCCGACGCCTCGATCGTGTTGCCGACTCGCTTCGGGTTGACTTGGCCGACGATGCGGCTGCGGTCGTGGTCCCGCAATAATGGAATGCTGCGACGGTCCATGCCCTCGATGCCATCGAGGTCGACAATCACGGGCGCGTCAAAACCCTTGACGGGCAACTCGCCGCCGTTGTACGCGACAATCTCTACACGCGCCGGCCGCGTTTGCTTGCCTTCGGCATCATGCTCGGCCGCTTCAATGAGCACGCTGCCGTCGAGGTCAATTTGTGCCGCGTTGCTGTTTTCTTCGGCTTCAATGTTGGGCCAGTGCTTACGCATTTTTGTCTATCTCGCTTCTGTCAAGTTCGTCGGAATCCGCCGAATCTGTCGGCATATTGTCGGTAATTTGTTGCGGCATCGTCTCGGCGATCCGCTCACGCTCAAACGCTCGTTGCTCGAGCACGTCTTCCCACCAAAGCCCATCGCGGCCGCATTCCTCGGCCAGTGTGGTTGTGTTGTTCTCGAGTGCTTGAGCTCGGCCGCTTTCTTCTTTTTGGCGGTCGACGTGTCCTAGCACACGCCAGAGCCAGCGCGGTTGCATTCCCTCGTAGGCTCGAGCCCCGCGCGGTAGATAGCCCTCGATGCGGCTGGCCTCGTACCACCAGGCCCGCCAGATTTTGCGAAGCACGTGCCGCTCGCATTGCCGCTGGGCTGTCTCGATGTGTCGGTCGAACGCCTGGCGGTCGAGTCGGCCGCTCGCGTAGTTGTAGTCGCTGGCATCGGCCAGCACGATCGCTTTCGGCATGTTCAGGCACCGCCCGATCTCGCCGAGTAATTCGCGTTTGAAACCGTCGTAGGTTGTGGTCGGGTGTTCGGCCTTTAGCTGCGAGATTTGGCGGCCGTCTGGTAGCTCCATCCACATGCCCCGGTGAATGTCCAGCAAATTCATATTGTCGCGGACTTCGTCGTCGTCCTCGGGGTCGTAGTCCGGCGTGATGTTGGACGTAATCACGCCCGCCACGTCGGCCGCACTTTCGGCCGCTGTCACGGTTGCCAGTGTAAACCGCCGCAAATGTGCGAATAGGGGCAACGCTGGCGTGATCTCGGGAATGCCGCGCAACTGGCCAGGTCGATCGACTCGAAACCAATGCACGACCTGCTGCGGTGCGACCGTGATCGGGTCCCACTCGTATTGATAGCCGTCGCCGGGGTGTTCGCGAAGCACGTAATACTCGAGCACGTTGCCGTTGTCGTCGACTAGCACGCCGTCAACTTCGTTCGGGTCGAGTGGATTGTGCAAGTGCCCGTGCGATAGCTGTTCGGCCTCGATCAATTGCAGGTCGAGCTCGACCAGGCCCTCGAGTCGCGGGTTGTTGCGAAACACGGCCACGGCTTCGCCGTCTTGCAATTTGGCGACGCGCATCGTCCAAAGTTTGCCCCATAGGTCGATTTCCTCGGCCCACTCGTTAAACATACGCTCGACCGTCTTGGCGGCCTGGCGTTGCTGCCGGCTGGCCTCGATCATGCGAGGCAAATTGACCTTGGCACCGCGGCCGATCTCAACGTCGGCCAGTGTGTTTGCCACGCCTCGAGCGTAGCAATTGTTAGCGACCTCGTAGCGGGCATAATTCCGCAACCGCTCACGCACGCCTGGCGAGTTTGCCTGGCGGGCCGATAGGCCGTCGGATAGTGCAAAATGCCGCTCGTTGAAGTTGTCGACCTGTGCCGCGTCGTATCGGGCTCGCACGATACGCGGCCCGCCGCTGCTCGACTTTGTCGGCGGTTTGGCTGGTCCGATCCAATTGGCGACGCTTGATAGTGCGCCGCTGATTAGCTGACGCATGTTATGACGTGCCCGTGCTGCCTGGTAGTCGCACTCGCGACATACGGATCCCACCAAATGGCCTGGCGGCCGCTTGTTTTGCTGCGAGGTGTTTCTCGGCTTTGATTAGCTCGCTGAGAGAGTGCGCCGACACGCTGTGCCCGTCGCCGCTGGCCTGCTTTGGCTGTGCGGCTTTGGTGTCGATGTTGAGATTGACTTCAGCCACGTGTGCACCTCGCGAGGTTAAGAGAGTGCCCCGTCGAGGTAAAGGTCAGAAACCCTCGACGGGGCCTAGTCCCCATCACACGTTTAGCCTACAGCCTTAGAATCGCGATTCAATACTCGCGGGCACGCTCGCCGTTTTGCGTTCCAGTATTGGAACAATACGGGCCACAATCGCTATTGCGGCCGAGCGACGGGCCGCTCGTTGGTTCCTATCCTATCACCTTCTCGGTTGTCAAAATCCTGCGGCCGCACGCTCGGCAAATGCGAACGCGTTGCACGTAGCCAGGCCGCTTGCGTGTGTAGTACGCTCGCAAGTCGACGCACCCGCACGACGGGCAGACGCACCCGCGCGTCGGTTCCTCTTTGCGATCGCCGCCGTCATCCGTTCCGCCTCGCGAGTGCTTCATCTTGTAATGCCTTTAATGATCGCCGCTTGCGTTTTGGCCGCGACTTGCCGCCGACCATCGGCATACCCTTCACGCTGGCACCGACCGCACAACCGACTAGGCAATCCCACCAGTGATTATCGCGGCCAGGTTGGTTCTTCCATTCGTCGACCTTGCGGCCACGGCCGACAACTCGCACGCCGTACTCGGCCGCCAACTGGTCGACTAACATGCGATGTCGGTGCGGCTGGTCGCCAAACCAACCAATGCCGCGATCGGGCTCGGCTTGTAGTCGCTTCGCGACCAATGTTTTCCAACTGTTCGAATCGACGGCGAGCGTTCGAATTCCGTTTTGCCACTCGGCGAGCCAAAAATGCCCCGCCCGGCTGCCTGGCTTGCGTTTCCATTTGTCCATTGGCAACGACGCCGCACCGACGAAGCGCCCATGAAACGGTTGCAGCTTGCCCTGCCACTCCCTCGACGCCTGGTAGACGATCTGCGTCGAGATTGGCCAGTTAGCATCGACGCCGAACCACTCGCACGCCAGGCTGCGCGTGCCGTCCTCGCTGGCCCAACGTTGAGCAAATACCCACTCGGCCAACTGTCGCAACCCGATCTCGATTCCCGCCTCGACGGTCGCGCTGCCGGTGGCCTCGCGTAGCGTCGGCGAGACTTCGCGCAGTGTGTAGTATTGCCTGGCCTGCTTTGGCCACCCGCCGTAGTCGATAATGCGGCCCCGCAAGTCGGCACCCCACGCGCAGACCATCCAGGGCAAAACGTCCTGTTGAATGTCGACGAATGCCGTCACGCGATCGGCCCAATCGGGCACCTGCCCCCGGTCGGACCCGTCGCACCGACTCAATAGCTCTTTGGCTTGTAGTCGCTCGATCCCGTCTTGCTGCTCGAGTCGCGGCTCGTTTTGGTACTCGGCAAAAAATGCCTCCTCACTCTTGCACCACCGCTCGATTGCATATTGGATTGCGTCGACGTGCTCCGCCTCGAAACGCTGCGGCCAGCTTGCCACGACGCCCGCCGACAATGCGTCGCGGTTGTCGCGGTAGTAGTCGGTGGCCTCGCGTATGTCTTCGTGTTTGCGTAGCGACTCCTCGCGGACCTCTTTGTATTTGTGCCATAGCTTGAGCACGTCGGCATCGGGCATCGACGCCAATAACCTAGTGCGACGGCCGCGCCACTCGGCATTGCGTTCGCGGTCGAGCAATTGGTCGGCCAGGTCGTCGGGTTGAATCACCGTGCACGGGCAAACGGCCGCGATTTTGCGATCCGGCCCGGCCAGGTTTAGCACCGCCTTGTTGATAGTCTGCAAACGCTTCTGAGTTTGTGCCGGATTCTTGGCCGACTCGTCGGTCTGCGGGTCGTCCAGGATTGCCGCGTCGGGTCGGATCATGCCGCCGTCGGCGTCGATCTCGGGCTCGAATGCCGCGTCGAGGTCCTCGGTTGACTCCCACCAGTCATCGTCGGTCTCGACGTCGTCATCGGCGGCCGCTTGCGATAGTCCTCGCACGCTGCCGAGTAGCCCGGCCGCGTGCACGATCACGCCCGACGCGGGCGAGTCGGCCACGGTCGGTAAGATGATGCGTTTGCCCGTCCACTTGATCCGCGTGCGTTCGCCGCCGAGCGTTTGCCCGGCCGCCCGGTTGTTGATGCCTTCTAGCGCCGCGATCGGGTGCACCACCTCGGGAAATACTTTAGCAATCCTGGCATTGGTTTCGATGATCGTTTTAACCGACTCGAGGAACCGCTCGGCCGCTGGCCCGGTTGCACAAATTGGCACAATGAACCGCCGGTGCCCATAGACGGACGCCCACGTCGTCGCACCAATGCACAACGACGTTTTGCCGTTGCCTCGTGGCATCGCGTAGGCAAATTGCCCGCCGTTTAGAAACACATCCTCGAGCGTTTTAATCGCCTCGAGGTGATCGGGCGACCACTCGAGTCGAAAAATAGGCCGCAAAAAAAACTCGAGAAATTCCCTTAACGAATGTCGGCAACGTTCCTTGATCAACACGCCGCGCGGTGGCACCTTGGGCAACGGCCCAACGTCGCGACCTTTACGCGACTGCTCGGCCTGTTGTGCCCGTGCCCGTTCCTTGCGACGCTCGTAATCGTCGAAACCGTCAAACGTTGCCTGGCTCAAAATGGTATTCCGTCGGCATCGGTGTCGATCGCTGCCTCGGGCAAGTCGTCGACGGCCTGGTCGATCGCTTGCCACTCGGCCGAGTGCTTGATTTGTTTTTGCACCCACGTCGGCAACGCTGCGAACGCGGTCGCGTCGGGGTCGGCCACGCTATAGACGCGGCTGGCTATTTGTTGAGTCGGCACGTCGACGCTCGCGTGCACTTTGGTCAATCCCGCGATCGTCGCACGCTTGTCGCCGCCGCTGGTCTTGTGAATGACCGAAACCATTGCGGGCACGCCGATCAACCGCTCGAGGTCGAACCCCTCGAGCTCGGCCGCCGTGAATGCCACGCCCCGCCATTGCTCGAGGTCGCGCCTTAAGTTTGCTTTCTCACTTAGCGACAACGTGTAGAATTTGGAGAGCATCGCGGGCTCGGCCAGGCCGTCGAATTCGCGTAGCACTTCGGGCAATTCCCACCCGATCACGATTTGCCGCTTTGGCCCGTAGTCGGTTTGGTGCGTGCCGATGTCAACCAGCATCACGCACCGCCCCACGTGCGTATCCTCGGGCACCAACTCGATCGGTGCCAATTCTTCTTTTGCGATTATTGCCACTATTCGATTGCCTCCAAAATTTCGCGCCGCCGTTGTATGTATTCGAGCTCCGATAGCTCGTCCTTAGTGAATTGCTGCTTGAGTTTCAACGCGTCATAGTACGACGCCAGGAAATTCGCGGCCGGTGTCGCCTCGCGTTGCTCGTACGCTGCCGCCCGTTGTTGTGATTCCTCAAGCTCTCGCCGTTTCCGATCGCGGTCGCGTCGCAAATCACAACCGGCTTTGACGTGCAAATGCAAGTTGTCGCGTTCGTAGTTCTTCGGCGGTGGATAGGTACCGCTGGCCCAATCGTCGAGCACTTGCAACGCTTCGGCCAACGTGTACCGCTCGAGCGTTCGGTGCCATAACTCGAGCGTTCCGCGTAGGTCCTCGCAATTGTCGGCCAGCCATCGCGGCATTGACGGTTGCACGATCTTCAAACGTTTGAGCCACTGATTAAATTCCTCTTTGGTCATATCTCGAGCTCCACGGGGTCGCGTCGACGTCCGCGCCCGCCGTTGTCGGCTGGTCGCTTGTGGTCGCCGTTGGTGATCAATTGCCGCGCCTGGCGGCCAATACTAAAACGCACGACCGCGACCGCGTCGGCGGTGTCGAATCGCTCGAGGTCGTATAGTTGTTGCTTTTCCGCTGGCTCGCTGACGCGTTGCCCTCGGGCGATCATGCAGTGCTCGAGCCACTCATGCCAGGCGGCTTGGAATTCGTCCGACGTCCAATGCTTCGAACATTGTCGCGAGTGTGTGGGAGAGAGAGTATCTGTATCTGTATCTGTATCTGTATGCGTTCGGGCCGTGTCTTGAGCGCTCGCGAGCGCTCGCGAGCGCTCGGCCTGTTCGGCGTCCTTCTTCGCTTTCTGCTCGGCCCGCCAGGCTGCCGAGCGTTCGGCCGACGTCTTGCCCCGATACTTGGCATGGTTGAGCAACTGCCATCCGCCCTCGACCGGCTCGAGTCGGCGGCCTTCGTGCTCTTTGGTGCGACTGTACGGGTCCGGCTCGCAAAATCGGCCGAGTGCCGACTCGCATTCCTCGAGCGTAATACCCGCCAGCCTGGCCAAGCCTGGCACCGTCGCCTCGACGATGCCGTCGCGGTCTTTTAGTGCTAATAACGTAATCCATAGCACCTTCGCCTCGGCCGTTTCTGTCGCCCATAGGCTCGAGGTGATTAGATTGCTAGACAATTTCGCAAATGTCGCCACGGCGGCCCCCTGTTTGGTTTTCGAAGTTTCGCATTTGTTCGGTAATGATCGCCAGCTCGGTGTAGTTCAACTCGCTGTCGCTGTCGCCGCCGCATCGCGAAGCGCTCGCAAGCGCTCGCTGCAATTCGTCGGCGTTGTATGTCCAAACGAACGTATGCCCCCGCGTCTCGACGGTTAACAGACGTTGTCGGCCGAAACGCTGTAGCCCTATCATCAATCCTTGCATCGGTCCCGCTCCCTCGCCGCTTGCCACAAATACAACACCATCAACGCGCCGAGCGTGTGCCCGGTCTGCTCGGCCTGTTCCGTCAATTGCTCGAGCAAATCGCCCGGCAACTCGAGCTCGAGCTCGACCCATTCGTCGCTATTCGTACCCTTTGGCATATAGCACCCCCTGGCGATTGCGTTTGGTGCCACGTTCGAACAATTGGCCGCGTGCGACTAGGCTATTGACCCGGCCGCAGACTGACGCTTCTTTAATCTCGAGCTCGGCCGCTATTTCCTCGCGAGTGCGGCCCGTGCTGGCCGCCTGGCGAACGCACTCGAGCACCCGTTGCTCTTGTTTGCCGATTGTCGGCGAGAGTCGCCGCAATGCCCGCCGCTTGTTGGCCGTCGACGCTTGCCGCGATTGCGTCGGCGTCGTGGCCTGGCGGTTCTCGAATAGGTCCCACTGCATAACCGCTTCCTTGTGATAGGGAAATTGCGGGGGATTTGCCGCGCCCCCGCACGCGTACTCTGACGCACCACGCGCCACGACTGACGTCGTTTCAATTGTTCGGTCGGTTGCCGATGAATGCCCCGCACACTCGGCACGTTGTCACAATCCAGCCCGCCCGCGTCGGGTGCGGCTGGTCGACCCACTGGCTAGAGTCGATATGCACCTCGCAACGCTTCATGCGTCCACCTCGGCGGCGACTTGATCAAATACGGTTTGCGATCGCAGACTCCGCACCGCTTGCGAGTGCAACAGTCGGCCCGACGTAATCAACAGGGCATCGTAGGCCGCACGCTTTTCAGCGCTCGCGAGCGCTTGGCGGGTCGTTCTCCACTTGTAGTAGCACCGATGACACAACCCGCGTTTGAGTGGTTGCCGCTCGCAACATAGGCACCGCGACGCGTTCACACGTTCGGCGATTCGTTTTCTGGCTTTCGGGGTCGGGCTGGCTGGCATCACTATCATTTGTTCGAGCATGGTTGCACCTCGGGAATTGCTTGGCGTTCCTTCGGTGTTTGTGTTCTAAAGTCGCGGCCGCCGAGTGCCTCGCCAACAACTCGGCGGCTTCGGGTGATCCCAACCCTCGCGACCGGGCGTAGTTGTATCCCATTTGAATACCTGGTTGCAATACTTTTTGTACAAAAACTGCACGCAATTCATACACTGGGTAACTGCAACTCTTTAGCAAGAAAGAACTTGCGTTGCACAAAAAAAGTACATAAATTGCACAAATGCCCGCCAAACAAACCGAACCCGTCACGCTCGAACAATTAGGCGAGCTCGTGCGCCGCGTCGAGGAGTGTGCCGAGTCGCTGGCTACGTGCCGCGATCGCCTGGCCGCGTCTGACCTCGAGTCGATCGAGCTCGCGATCAAGACGGGCAAAACGCGGATTGAGCAAGTCGAGGCATTCACGCGTAGCGTCACGCGTGCCGTAAAAATTCGCGTTGATACGGTGCGTGATGATGCCGCCCGCTACAAATCACGCCGCAAGCGTAAGTCGTAGCCCTTCGACCGGCTCGCCGATTTCCTCGAGAAATTGCCGCACGTCGGCTAGCGTGTAGGGGATAGAATTGACGCGCACGAATTGCCCGTCGGTCAAAATGTACAAATGAAACAACATCGGCTCGCCTCGGTTTTGTGATTTGTCCAGTAAATCGCGTAGAGAGACACCTTTGGTCAAATGCCTAGATTAACTTGACCCCGGCCGCGTCGCTGGTATTCTGTTAGCACTCTGACTAACTCACCGCTGCGGCTTGCGTCGTTCTGCCCATCACCACACCAGAACGTCGCCAGGTTCACAATGTCGAAACCGACCGCCAGCCAATTACCCATTGACCAACGCCTCGCCTATTCACTGGTTGAGGCCGCCGCCCTGCTTGGCATCGAACGCCGCACGCTACACGACGCACTCGCACGCCGCGAGTTCAAGGCCGTGAAACGCTGCGGCCGTTGGATGATCCTACGCTCTGAGCTCGTCCGCTGGCTGTCTGAACAATAAAGGCCGCCGCGATGGCTTCGATTTATCGGCACAATGCCGGCTGGCGTGTGCAATTCTACGTGCGCGGCCGACGCGTCAAAATCTACCTGGGCCGCTGTTCGAAGTCGCACGCCCGCCAGGTCGCCGCGCAAATCGACCAGATGTTGACCTGTGACGCCCTCGGGCTGGCCTATCCCTCGAGCGTTCGCGAGTGGTTGGGCAACATCGGCCCCCGCTTGCGATCGCACCTAGCTCGTTTCGGCCTGGTCGAGACTGCCCGCGATGATCTGCCGACGTGCCTGGCCGACTTTTGTGACCGCTATTTCGCCGACCGTACCGATTGGCGGCCGCGTACTTTATCGCGAATGCAGAATGTGCGGCGGCACCTGGTCGACGCGTTTGGCAATTGTCGCCTCGATCAAATCACGGTCGCCGACGCCGAGCAGTTTGCCCGCAAAATTCGCAGCAACTACGCGAGCTCGCACGCTGGCAAAATTCTGGCCGACGCCAAGCAAATTTTGACGCACGCCGTCAAGTCGCGAGTCTTAGCGTCGAGCCCGTTCGTCGCCGTTGATAGTCGCGGCCAGCACGACCGCGACCGCGAGGCTTACGTGCCCGCCGCCGACGCGATGCGGTTGCTCGAGTGTGCCACGCCGTTCTATGCGGCCCTGATTGCCTCGGCCCGCTTCGGCGGCTTGCGGGTGCCGTCTGAGCCCCTCGGGTTGACCTGGTCCGACGTCGACTGGTCGCGAGGTCGTGTTGTGATCCGATCGCCCAAGACGGCCTCGACTCGGCCGACTCGCGTTGTGCCGCTGTTTGCCGCCTGGCGGCCGCACCTCGATCGACTGTTTGCGATCGCGGCCGACGATGCCGCGCACGTGTTCACGGAATACCGCACGACGGCCTCGAAGGTTTGGCGGTCGAATCTACTCTCGACGATCGCGGCCGCTGGCCTCGAGCCCTGGCCCAAGTTGTGGATGAATTTACGCGCTAGCTGTCGGACTGACCTACTCGAGCAATTCCCCGAACACGTCGTCGACGCCTGGCTCGGCCACTCGAGCAAGACCGGCCGCAAGCACTACAACCGCGTGACCGACCATCATTTCGAATTGGCGACGTTGGGGGTCGCATTGGGGGTCGTTGGCCCGCCATCACCCGCCAGCCCTCGCCAGCAAAACCGCTCAAACGCTTGAAAAACGCATAAACTCGAGGAATTACAAACCCTCTAGTACCCCGTAGGGGAGTCGAACACCTATGAGAACCAACAACGAAAACGAAGACTAAAACGACGCCGCCGCGTGCCCTGGGGGTCGCTGTGGGGGTCGCTTTGATGAGTGCGAGGTGATATTGCAGCATCTAGAGCATATCGACAACGAATAACAGCACCGCCCTGTTTTGTCGTCGGGTTTTCAACCCAATCAGGTTGGCAAGATAGGCAAGCTACCCAAGGGAAAGCAAGTTTGTCAGATAACTCGGT